ACCTTCTTTGCAAAACTTGCAGGCGATTGGTTTTCCGACAGTTTGACGCTCACAGATATGAAAGATAAAGCAGGTCCTGAGAAACTCCAAGGATACTGGATCTTAGAACTTGGCGAACTAGCTGGAATGCGAAAAACTGATGTGGAGGTTGTGAAGTCCTTTATATCAAGGTCTGATGATAAGTACCGTGCCAGTTATGGAGTCAATGTTGAAAGCCATCCTCGTCAGTGCATCATTGTAGGTTCAACCAATGCAGAGAGTGGATTTCTTCGAGACATCACCGGTAACCGTAGATTCTGGCCGGTGCGTATTAATGGTGAAAGTAAAAAGAAGGCATGGCAAATGTCGGTTTATGATGTGGAACAGATATGGGCAGAAACGCTTGTGCTTTACGGAAAGGGCGAAAAACTCTATCTCGAAGGCAGTGATGTTCAACTGGCTACCAATGAACAAGCTGATGCGATGGAAAGTGATGAGCGCGAGGGTCTTGTTCGTACTTATCTTGATACTCTATTGCCGGATGACTGGAGCACCATGTCTTTATATGAGCGTAGAAATTACCTTAACGGTAGTGAATTTGGTGGGGAGTCCCGTGTTGGTACGGTAAAACGTACCCTTGTTTGCAATATGGAAATTTGGTGCGAGTGCTTTGGTAAAGATGCCGCCACCATGAAACCTGCGGATTCCTATGCTATTGCGGGCATTATGAAAAAAATCAGTGACTGGAACAAGTATCAAGGGAACAAGAACGGAACAACCAATTTTCCAATCTACGGAAAGCAACGTTGTTACGAGCGAATTGAGTAACGCTAGTTCCTTGTTCAATGGTTGTTTCCTATGGTTGTTCTCGTAAAAACCTAGGTAATACCGATGTTTTAGCGTTATGGGAATGACAGGAACAAGATTTTTACTACTTAGTAATAAATAAAAAAATAGTAGTAGTAACGCATCGTGGACGTGTATCTGCGCGCGTATAGGAAAAAACGGTTAAAGTTGTACCTGTTGTTCCTTATAAAAATTATGGAGGATATTATGCAAGAAAAATATATAGAGAAAAAACTTGTAGCAGCAGTTAAAGACATGGGAGGTATTGCACTAAAGTTTGTAAGTCCAGGAGTTGATGGTGTGCCAGATCGCATTGTACTACTTCCTATGGGGAGAATGGCATTTATTGAGTGTAAAGCAACGGGAAAAAAGATGCGCCCTATACAAGAAAAAAGAAAGAAACAACTAGAGGCATTAGGTTTTTCGGTTTATTGCTTGGACAGTGTAGACCAGATTGGAGGGATACTCAGTGAAATACAATCCACATGAATACCAAAGCTATGCAACAGATTTTATTTTATCCCATCCCATATCTGCAGTTTTTCTTGAAATGGGTCTTGGTAAAAGTGTGATTACTTTATCGGCAATATTTGACCTTTGCTTGGATAGCTTTCTTGTATGTAAGGTTTTGGTCATTGCGCCACTTCGAGTAGCAAGGGATACATGGCCTTCTGAAATTAAAAAGTGGGAGCATTTGAAAGGTCTATCCTATTCTGTAGCCGTTGGAACAGAAAAAGAAAGAATTGATGCTCTTATGACAAGATCAACAATGTATATCATCAATCGTGAAAATGTGGATTGGCTTGTTAACAAGAGTGGCATTCCCTTTGATTTCGATATGGTGGTCATTGATGAGTTGTCATCATTTAAATCCTATGGAGCAAAGCGGTTCAAAAGTCTACTAAAAGTAAGGCCATCTGTTAATAGAATTGTAGGTCTTACAGGAACTCCATCGAGTAATGGCTTAATGGACTTATGGGCAGAGTTTCGCATTCTAGACTTAGGTCAAAGACTTGGCAGATATATCACTCACTACCGTAATACTTACTTCACTCCGGATAAACGTAATGCACAGGTTATATTTTCATATAAGCCATTACCTGGTGCTGAGGACAAAATTTATAAGCAGATATCTGATATTACGATTTCCATGAAATCCATAGACTATCTTAAAATGCCTGAATGCCTCGTAAATGAAGTGTCTGTTTCTCTGAATGAAAAGGAATGGAACATATACTCTAAATTGAAAGATGATATGGTCACAAAATTAGGTGATGAAGAGATTGATGCAGTTAATGCTGCTGTGCTTTCAGGAAAACTTCTACAGATGGCAAACGGGGCTGTCTATGATAGTGAAAACAAGACACATATCATCCATGACAAAAAACTTGATGCACTGGAAGATTTAATTGAAGGTGCAAATGGCAAACCTGTACTCGTTGCATATTGGTTCAAACATGATTTAGAGAGAATTAAGAATAGATTTCCGGTGAGGCAAATAAAAGCATCGAAGGATATTGAAGATTGGAATGATGGCAATATCCCTATCGCTGTGATTCATCCAGCAAGTGCAGGACATGGTCTTAATCTTCAAAGCGGTGGTTCGACACTTATTTGGTTTGGACTCACCTGGTCATTGGAGTTATATCAGCAAACCAATGCCAGACTTTATAGGCAAGGTCAAAACGAGACGGTTATTATCCATCACATACTTACCAAAGGTACTATTGATGAAGATGTAATGACTGCTCTTACAAGAAAAGAAGAAACACAAGCCTCTCTTATTGATGCTGTAAAGGCAAAGTTGGAGGTGATGCGATGACCACACCTTATGAAAACTTATCCAATGCCATCATTTTAATGGCAGTTAAAGATTATAGGGATGCACTAAAGAAACTTAAAAAACGTTCAAACTATGAGCCGGCTAAAATAATGAAAAACGAGGTGGAGAGGTTCTTCCGCTCTGATTGGTATAGAGAACTTACCTCTGTTGATGGGAACATCCTAATCAAAAAATTAAAATCGGAGGTAAGAGAGATATGAAAGTAAAGGAATATTTACACCAAGCTTACAGGCTTGATAAAAGAATACAATCAGACATCGAAGAAATGGAATCCTTAAGAGAAATGGCAACAAGTGTATCATCACCAAGTTGGGATGAAAAAGTTCAAACCTCACAAAATGCCGATGCCAAGTTTGTAAGGTGTTTGGAGCGGATTATGGATTTGGAAAGAAAAATAAACACAGAAGTAGATAATCTTGTAGCACTCAAGGAGCAGATAAGGCGTGTTATAAACGAGGTTGCAGACACTGATGAGCGCATGGTATTACGGTATCGGTATGTCCATAACCTAACCTGGGAGCAAATTGGCGATGAACTTAATGCCGATAGAACAACAGTCTACAGATGGCATAATGCAGCTCTTAACCATGTAACTCTTCCTAAAGATCCTATTAAAATATAGCTTGCACAACTTGCAACACTTTGCAACAAGATACCACTATTGCATTTGTGTTAGTATATAATCAGCAAAATAGAATATTTACCAAGCCTTGTGGGAATTCCTCGCAGGGCTTTTTCTATGCCCGGAAAGCGAGGTGAAATGATGCCCAAAAGACCAAAGCGACCGTGCAGTACCCCAGGTTGTCCTAACCTAACCGATGGTAGGTACTGTGAGGAACATAGAGTAGTAGAGCGCAGGCGCTACGATAAATTTGAACGTTCACCGGATGTCAATAAAAAGTACGGTAGAGCATGGAAGAGAATCCGTGACAGATATGCCAGGGAACATCCTTTGTGTGAGATGTGCGATAAAAACGGACGGCTTACCTCTGCTGAAGAAGTACATCACATCCTCCCCATTTCTTTAGGCGGTACGCATGACAAAAGTAATTTGATGTCTTTATGTAAGTCCTGCCACAACAAGATACATTTAGAAATTGGTGATAGACAGATTCGTAAGTGAGCCAGGGGCGGTTCAAATCTCTACACCTTTTATAGCGGACAACGGCCTGGGGTCTTGCGTGTAAAAATCAGAAATCAAAGGGGGTATTAAAGACTTTTAGAAAAGTGAGGTGTGAAAATGGCTAAGGACGGTACAGCAAGAGGTGGCCAGCGTGTTGGCGCAGGAAGAAAATCAAAAGCTCTAACAGATAAAATTGCTGATGGCAGATTAAACGGGGCTCAAGTACTGCCGGAGCCAGCAGAAATGGAAGGCACTGATGTTCCTCCAGTAAAAGATTATCTAAAGGCGGCTCAGAAAAACGGTAAAGGCCTCTGTGCAGAAGATATTTATATAGAAACTTATAAATGGTTAAAAGATCGTAGCTGCGAAATGTTAGTAAACAACCAGCTGATCGAGCAATACGCCATGAGCGTTTCTCGTTGGATTCAGTGCGAGGAATGTATTTCAGAATATGGATTTCTTGCAAAGCATCCTACTACATCAGCAGCCATAGCATCACCGTATGTTGCTATGAGCCGTGAATACATGAAACAAGTAAATCAGTGTTGGTATCAGATATACCAGATTGTAAAAGAAAACTGCTCTGTAGAATTCGGTGGCAGAAGTCCACAAGATGATTTAATGGAGCGGTTACTATCTGCTAGGAAAGGAAAATGATAATGAAAAAATATAGAACTTGTGAAAGTGTATGTAAAGGTCATCCCGATAAATTGTGTGACCTAATCTCTGACAGCATCTTAGATGCGTGTCTGAGAAAAGATAAATCCTCTCGTGTGGCCTGCGAGGTGTTGGCAACCAAAGGACGTATCATTGTTGCCGGTGAGATTACCTGTTCAAAGAAAATTGATATCAAACGAGTAGTTCGTAATGTACTGACTGACGTAGGCTACAATCCAAGAAAGTTTCTCGTGTTTGTTTATGTACATCAGCAAAGTAAAGATATCGCAGGTGGTGTTGATAGAGCCTTGGAATCCCGTGAAGGCGATACTTCCTGGTATTCCATGCTAGGTGCAGGAGATCAAGGCACAGTTTATGGTTATGCCACCAATGAAACAAGTGAGAAGTTGCCGTTACCCCTTGTTCTATCTCATGCTATCTGTGAAAAGCTGGATAAAGTTATGAAGAGTGGTGTTATTAAAAACATCGGTCCAGATGGAAAGGCACAAGTAACAGTTGAGTATGAAGATGATAAGCCAAAGCGGATCAAGACCATTGTTGTTTCCGTTCAGCACGGTGTTGATAAAGACTTAAATGATTTAAGGAATGAAATCATCTCTCAGGTGCTTTGGCCTGTCTTTGAAAAATATCCATTTGATGATGAAACGGAGATACTCATTAATCCAAGCGGGCGCTTTGTGGAAGGTGGACCTGCCGCTGATACAGGATTAACCGGAAGAAAAATAATGGTGGACACATACGGTGGCATTGCATCTCACGGGGGCGGTGCTTTTTCCGGTAAAGACCCGACAAAAGTGGATCGCAGTGGTGCTTATATGGCAAGAGCCATCGCAAAGAACATTATTTGGTGTGGGTATGCAGAACGATGCCAGGTTGCCATTTCTTATGCAATTGGAAAAGCAGATCCAGTTGCTGTGGAAATTGATACATTTGGAACAGGTAAGGTTTCTGAAAGTATCCTTTGTAGTGCGGTTCAAGAAGTATTTAATCTTAGACCTGCAGCAATTATCGAAAAGTTAAGGTTGACTGATGTCATTTATGCGGAT